GTCATCAGATATCTTTTCAAAAGCGCCTGACATCGCATTGAGTCCATCAACGCTTTGCCCTAAGGCATTATCAATCAACTTTTGACGATCAACAAACGACGATTGAACAAACGTCCCATAGTCAATGAGACCTTGGTTGACAAGCTCCAAGCCTTCACCGAACTGTTTAGGCGCTAAAACCAGTTTTGCAAACGCACCAGTGGCGGCACTTGTCTTTTCTATCAAGTAGCCCATCAACTCGCCCAACTCCCTGGCCATGGAAATGACCTCGGGCTTGTTCATGGCTGCTGTCAGATCATTTAAGGCTTGTGTAGAGGAATCCAGAAAACCGGATTCGGCCATTTCAACTTTCAAATCCATCCAGGAGGTTTTAAACCGATTGAATGACTGCTCAGCATTTCCGGCGGCTTTCGTCGCTGCTTTTGCAAATTTTTCTTCTAAAGTTTTTGCGAATCTAGGTAAAAAATCTTCCGTGAAAATTTTCCCATCAGACATCAACTTATCAAGTTCCTGGGTGGTCATCCCCATAGACTCCGCTGCCAGGCCGAACGCCCCGGGAAGATGTTCCCCCATCTGTTGCCGCAATTCCTCCGCAGAAACTTTGCCCTTGCCCATCATCTGTTCAACCGCCCGTAACACGCCGGCCGATTTTTCCGAAGACAACCCCAGTGCCGTCGATGCATTTGCGACACCCAGGAAAACATCCCGAACGCCTTCCCCTTCCAGAGATGTATCCTTTGCTGCCGCCGCCAGTCCCTTATATGCTTCGGCCGTGGAATAAAACTCCATCCCGAGATCATCTGCCGCGGCCCGCAAAAACTCAAACTCAGCCCTGACGTTCTCTGATGTGTCAAAGATTGTCTTGTATGCCAGGTTTAGCGCCTGCATTTGTGTTCCGGCCTCAAACAATGAGGCGGTAACTTCTTTAAACGCAATCGCAATTGCCCCAACTGCAGCAACCGACAGGGCAGCCTTTAGTCCGGCAGAAAGCTTTTTCGTACGATTCAGAGAATCGCTGTATTGTTCGGTTTCGTTACGCAATTCAGCCGTTTTTTGTTTAAGCGTTGCATACGCACCGGATAGTTCTTTTGCGCTTAATTTTCCTGATGTTCTGAGGGTTTCATACGCCTGTTCAAGGTTTTTAATCTCCTGCTCAACCTGCTTGTAGGGCTTAACATTCAGCAGGTTTTTGGATAGTTCAATTTTGGACAGTTCGCTTAAGGACTTCCGGGTGCCATCCAAGGACGTTTTTAATCGTTTTTGTTCTTCTGACAGATTTTTGGTGTCCACGCCGGAATTGGTCAGGGATGTTCTTAATTTATGCAGGGCGGTCTGGTTCGCCTGAAATTCGCCCTTTAATTTAGCGGCTTGTTTTTTTGCGGCGTCAAACTGCTTTGAAAGTGTTTTTGTCGGTGTTTCAACTGCTGCAATTTCTTTTGCCAGCTTTGCCGCTTCGGCCTGCGCAGCAACCCAGGATTGTTTGGAGGCATCGACATCTTTTTTCAGTTTTTTGAATGCGTCGATTTTACCGATGGCGGAAATTTCTTGCTCAAGCTTCCTTACTTCCGCTGCGCCTTCGGTTGTTGCTTTAATTTTGATATCAATATTGTTACTCATTGTTTTCCTTCAAAGCCTCGCTGATCGCCGTCTCAAACATACCCCAGGTATAACCCCATACCTGATGATGCCCCAATCTGATTAATCTACAACATGCTACGTCAAGATTCTTTACCCCGACATCTCCCGCCCCAGTTTCAGCAGACGGGTCAGCATGTTGACAAAAAAAGGGTTTTGATTTTCAACTTTCTCAATAATCATTTTCAACTCAGACGGCAGGAAATCACTTTCCAGTTTTGAAATAGATATGCCGGTACTCTCTGAAACGACATACGCAGGGATGTTATCGGGGAATAGCAAATCAATGATGCTGCGATCCTCTTTGTCCATATTGTCCATGATGTTTCTGATTTCCAATACATTCAGCTGCTTTATGGTGATGTCCCTGTCACCGATGGTAATTGTGCTCATGAGGTGGTTCCTTTATAAAAAAATCCCAGGCGATTAAACCTGGGATATGTAATGGCGTAATCGTGAAAGCCAACTGCTGATGTCAGTTACTTTTTACCCGATAATCTCTGTCTTAAAATATTCCTGGCCGGAGGGCTTGGTGTTATCGGCCAGCACTGTTGCCGTCACATTCAAAATTGCCGCACCGGACCCGATCATGGGGAAATCCCCGTTCAAATTGATTTTTACCTTGTTAAAGGTCCACCGCTGTCTGGGGCCATGATCATCCTTATCCGTTACAAAGATCAACTTTTTCTCCACGGAAGCCGTGGCCATGGACCACAAATATTTTTTATCAACGGCTTCGTAGTCATACGACACAACGTCTGTGGCATCCGTGGTGCCGGAAGAGAGCCGCCGGAGATACCCATAATCCGGGTCCAGCGTATAATCCGTGCCCTGGACGCGCCGGGTGGCCCCGGTGGCATCGGTAACAACCACATCACTCAAGGCCTCAATGCCTGTGGGGACAATGTGATTCGTATCCTCGGTTTCATATACCTGCTCTGATGCCTGGAAGGTGCCGGATACATTCACCAGTTCAACGTATCCTGTGGCAACAAATGCGATTTTACCGGTTGCGCCGGAGGTGCCGCCGGTGACCGTATCCCCAACCGCCAATGTGCCCGTGATCGTCCCGGTCAGCTTCGTGGATGAGACGTCTATATGACCCAGGTCAACATATTCATCATCAACAAGGGCAGGGTCCGGGACCGCCTGAAATACAGAATCAGCGGACTGATTCGCCGTGTTGATCGTATCGGCCAATAAGGTCATCTTTAAGTTTTCGTTGGACATCTCCCGCAGGCCGAAACTCAACGAGGCTTCGCGATCCGTTTCCTCTTCCAGAATAGTCGCCTTGGCCGCATTCCGGTTGGTTTTCATTTTTTCCGTGGTCACGGATAAATTAAAATTCAGATTCTCAAGATCCCCTAAATCAACAAAAGAACTCCCGCCGACTGCCCCGACATGGGCCCGTCCGGTGCCTGCATATCTGATGTTGTCCGTATTTGATGCTAATGCCATAATATTTATCCTTTATTTACACCGGCATAGCCCGGCGATTTGATTTTAATGTTTTCAGCGGGATTACCGTTCCGCTGATAAAAAGAGGATAATAGCTCACAGATCCGGATTCCGCCCGGCTGGCCACATCCCCCAGACCGGCCCGGTAAATGGCGTTTTCCGCCAGTTCCCGCAGGGCCTGGACCTGCCCAAATCCGGTCAAGGACTTTGTGTTTCCGTCTACGGCGATCTCCTCATTAACGACACCCACCCCCAGCTCCACCTCCCAGGAGATATCCCGAACGTTATCACCCCGGGTTTGATTCAAGCCCGTAATGATAATGACCGGGTAGTCTTCCCCAGGGACCGGCGGGTTTTTCTCATCAATATCCACAAATACCGTATGCACCCGGCCAAACTCCTGGACACACCAGCCCCGAATATATTCATCGCTTGCCAGGACGGTTTTGATTTGCTCTATTAATCCGATAGATGTTGTCATCACGCCTCCATGTATCGAAGAATAGAGGCCATAAATTTATCCTCAATGTTTTGCATAATGTTGCCTTCCTCTTGCCGAAAAACAGGATCAATAACCGGCCGGGCAGGTGTTTCAAGTTTCGATGTGGTTTTTTTAATAGGGAATCCCAGGGCAAATAACATTTTCCGCATTTTAGGCGTGATATTGGTCTGAAATCCCTTGGCGTGCATACCGGCCAGCTTGATCATGGCCGGGGAAACCCCGCCGCTCTGGATAAACCCGATACTCATCATCTGGTCATTGGGATCATAATCATACCGGACCGCCCCGGCCAGCTTGGAAAGAGGGGCTGATTTGGTGGACAGCATGACATCTTTGTATTGCCGTGCCCGCTTCTTGCTGCCTTTTTCACCTTTCCACACCATCTTGTAATTTTTGACGTAACCTTTCTTGGCCCGGCCTAAAATACCTGTATGCGGGTTGAGATTTTCCCACTTACTTCCTTCCACCCCCCGCGCCCGGATCGCCGCTTTGACCAGGTTGCGTAAACGGTACCCTTCGGATTTCAACGCCGACGCCGTGGCCCGTTCCGCATATTGCGGGAACGCCTTGAGCAGGATCTCCATGTTCTCAATGGCCACGTCGCCGCGTTCGTCCAGATATATTTCAAGCATCGTCAAAAACATCCTTAATTGTCCAGGTGTCCCCACCAAACTCAACCGTATCCCCATAACCAGGGTTTGCAATATCAGCAACACGGAAAACGACTGTAATAATAGATCTGGTGCCATTGCGATTGAATGCAGAGCGAAAGTCACGTTCTGCGATCAATCGCCATGTGTGCCCATCGCCGTTTTGATTATCAGTCAAAGAACTGCCATAAACGATATTGGCGGGAACATCAGCGATAGGCGTTCCGCCCTTAGGCGTATATGTTACTAACTGAGAAAAAAAATCAGTATCAAACAATACGCCCATGGCATGTGCTTTGGCTGTCTCAAAATCCATAATTAAGAAATAGTCAATTTAACCAGAACACCAGGACGATGACACATCGGCAGTGGGTTGGACTGTGTATGCAGATCAACTCCGCGTCCAAATTTACGCGGCTCCTGCTTCGCATAAAACTCCTGCCCGATGGTATTTGCCGTTTCTACAAAATCAGCCGGTGCAACATACGTTTTAAAGGTTTCTCCTGTACCGATTGGAAAGGCATGGGCTTCATCGTCAGCAATGAATTTACGGGTGGTACCGGATGCATCAGGAGCGTTACCGATATATTCTTCAAATACCAGGCCGCCAAACTTAAACCCTTTCCGAGGATCTCCACCAAGCCTATCTTCCGCTTCTGCGTAATTTGCATAGGCTGCCTTAACGTTGTCGTGATCAATCAACGCTTCGAAAAAACCTGATGAACAAAGCACTTTAACTCCGTTCATAACTTCGCCCTTCAAACTCTCTTCGATGTGCCTGGAAACGGCAAGGCATTTGTTTCTTACTTTCGTTGTGGTAGTTCCGAGCACGAAAGAAATACTTTTCTGAGAAATGCCGAACTCGTTATAAAGATTGTACAAAGTTGAGCCATCAGCATCAAGGATAATACCCTTCAATGCGCCCATCCGTAAATGCTCAAGGGTTATTGCGTGCTTGTTTTTCATTGTCTGCAGTTTGTCGTTCATGATCGACATATACGGCGCCAATTCGCCTTCAGAGCCAAACGCACGAACGCCTTCATATTCATCAGGCAGCAATGTGTCATCAAGTGGCAGATGCGGGACAACAAAAGAACGCACCACCCGCTTTCCAGTTTCGTTCTGGGCACCAGGGGCACCAGGTGACTTCGATGTGATCAGATTGAGGACACCGTTCTTTTCCTCGATCATGATAGTCCTGGTTCTCACGCCTTTCAC